ACTAGCTAAAGCTGCAGACATTTCTAAAATGACAACGACTCAGCTTCTAGGTCTAAGCTTCAAAGCCTTGGGTGTTGCGATATTAGATGCAACCAAAGCCGTTCTTGCATTCTTGTTTACAAACCCTGTTGGTTGGATAATTCTTGCAATTGGCGCTATTGCTGGTGGCGTTGCAATATTCAATCACTTCCATAAAACTACAGAAGAACTCACCGAGGAATTAGGTGAACTCAAAAACGAACTTCGAGATATTCAAGGTGAGTTAGAGTCTCTTAACTCTGAACTAGAGACAACAGAGTCACGTATGGCAGAGCTTCTTGCAATGGATAGCTTGTCGTTTGCGGAAAAAGAAGAACTTGATAGATTGCGCAAACAAAATGATGAACTGCAAAGAAGCATAGATTTAAACGAGCAAAAACAAAAGAACGCCCAAAGAGCTGCCGAAAAGACTTTTGTCCAAGTAGCTGAATCTATAGTTGATAAAGATACTTACGACTATGGCGGCAAGCGTGGATTCTGGGATAAATTATTTGGCTCTCAAGCACAAGCTTACGGTCAGAGTATGAGCGCCGATGAATATATCGACGCGATGATGGTCGAATACGACAAGCATCTGGAATATCAAAAGGATCAAGAAGCCAATGGTTATAACTGGTGGACTGCGAAAGACCCCAAGGCTAATCCCGAGAAATATGCAGGACAAATACAAGATTATATTGATCAGCTTACAGAGGCTGCGGACGGCATTGATTATGATACCGCTGGTACGGCAACGAAAGAATGGTTAGATTATATTTATAATCTTGAAGATAAATGGGCGATTCACCAGGGCGGAGAGAACGCCAAAACAAATGCTATAACGCGCATCTTTAATAAAGATGAATTTGAGGGCGTTTCAGAAGAAATTGACAGTCTTGTAAAAAAATATAAGGCTACTGGGGATGCAACAATATTAGATCAAATTGGCATTCAGGCAAGTAAAGCAAAAGAGGATCTTGATGCAGTCGGATTGTCTGTTGATAATGTAGTTGACTATTTTACACTTGAAAGCAACGGGCCTAATTTAAGTACGATTGAGGGCATTACTGAAGTTTACCAAGATGGTATTAATATATTAGGAAAATATAAAAATGCTAGAGACGAGATTCTTGGTCAAGATGAGAATGGCGAAAACATTACGTGGAACAATCTCTTTACGACAGACGAAGATGGTAAAAAAGTTGCCGACAACTTAAAGATCGCGTCTATACTTGAAGGTTCCGATGAGGCTATTCGACAAGAATTCACCAAGATGGTTGAGGCTGTTGAGAATGGCGAAATGGAAGTAGATGCAGCTCTTGCCAAGTGGAATGTATCTGGTTTCGGTAAAGTTTTAGACAATCTTAACAACGAATTTGAGTCAGTCAATAACGAAATGTTCGCAAATATCGCGGACGACATTCATGGCTTAATTGATACGGTAAGTGAACTCCAGTCGGCGCTTGAGGATGTAGCAGGTACCATAGATTTGTTGAGTGTCGCAGAAGAACAGATGGCTAATAGTGGCCAAATTTCTGTTAAAACAGCCCTCGACCTAATGGAAACTACCGATGACTACAGCAAGGTTGTAACTGTTCAAAACGGAGTGCTTAAATTAGCTACGGGTGCCCAAGAGTATTTAACTCAGTCAAAATTTAATTCAATTAAAACTCAATTAGAAGCCAGTGCTGCATTAGCGGAAAACACATATCAGACTGCATTAGCATCTAATACCGAATTGGATTATGCCGACAATGCAAATGTTGTAATGACAGCAGAAAGTATTAAAGCAGAGGCAATCGGCAGAGTTTCGGCTGTCGTAGTAGCCCTAGGTGCCGCTATGGATGAGATTATGGCTGGCAACTTCGGCTCGGCTTTTTCTTCATTCGGAAGTACATATAAATCTGCTACCGCTACTGTTGTTGCACAATCTAATGCGATGAAAACATCCATCGCTGAATTGCAGCGAGACGCTGAAAATAAAAGAGCATTGGCCGATGTATATTCTTTCGCCGATGATTATGAGAGTTTCAAAAATAATTATGACTTCGATAAAACTCCTGGCGATAAGTATGACGACGACAAAGATGCAGCACTAGATGCCTTCCAGAGAGCGATGGATTACTGGGAGAATCGTATCGCCGCTAACCAAGCGAGGTATGACCAGCTTCAAAATGACATCGATTTACTGGAATCTAAGAATCAAAAAGCAAGTACTGAATATTACAAAGAGCAGATTGGATTATTACAAGAATTTAACGACAAAGGCGTACTAGTAGGTGGTACGATGCACCTTCTTGCACAGAAGAGATCAGAGGCTTATACTTATCTGAAATCTCTACAAGAAGGTAGCGAAGAATGGTGGGAAGTGGCCAATGTTATTAATGACATTGAGTCAGAAATAGACGAAGTCACTGCATCCGTCGTTGACCTACAGGATGCAATGGCGGAAACCGAATGGTATAAATATGAGGAATTCGGCAACCGTCTTGATGATATCACAAGCAAGCTTGAGACGATTCGAAATCTCATCGCACCCAATGGCGAAGAAGATTGGTTTGATGATGAGGGAAACTGGAACGAGGCTGGAGTTGCATATTTGGGATCATATATACAAGATCTTGCAGATTTTAACGAAGGTCTGGCGAGAGCAAAAGAAGAATATGCAAAATACACCGAAGAATATGCGGGGAATGAAGGCTATTATGCGAATCTCGGCATCCACTCTGAGCAAGAATTATATGACAAGCGAGAAGAACTAATAGAGCAACAATACGACTACGCCGAGTCTATTAACGACACTGAGCAGTCTGTTATTGATATGTATGAAAGCAACATTGATGCTATAGAAGAATATACAGACAAACTTGTTGATAGTTACAATGATTACATTGACAGCGTGAAAGAGGCGCTTGATGCTGAAAGAGATTTGTACAATTTTAAGAAGAATGTTCAAAAGCAGACAAAAGATATTGCAGCCATTGAACGTCGTATAGCAAGCTTGTCGGGTTCAACTAACGCTTCAGATATTGCAGAGCGCAGACGACTTGAAGCAGACTTGTATGGAGCTAGAGAAGAGCTTGATGATACATATTACGAACACGCAAAAGAAACTCAGCAAGAAGCGCTTGATAATGAGGCGGAAGCATACGAAGAAACTATGAATAGATTCATAGAGGGGCTTCGTTTGGGTCTCGACCAAGCTACGGTTAATATGGATGAGTTCTTGATGAGCGTAACCTCTATGGTAACTTTAAATGCAAATACGGTACTTGCTAAGTATGAAGCGACAGAATTGCCTCTCGGCGACGCCATTACCAATCCTTGGAAAGCGGCAATAGAAAAAGTTGGCAAGTATGACGGTGATGCTCTTGCATTAATAAACAAATGGACCCAGGGGGGGTTCTTCGATGATTATAAGACGGGAGTAAGTAGTGATCTTTCATCTCCATGGAATGCGGGCTCTATTGCGGCAGATGCGTTCAAAACTAGTGTAGATACGGTTATGGACGACGTGGTTGCAAAGATTCAAACCAATGTTAAAACTGCATCTGATGAGCTGTCTGAGCTTTATAGTCAAATACTTGATACTGAGAAGAGGGCTCAAAACGTAGGTGCCGAAGGTGGTTCTAGCAACAACGGTAATAATACACACGGCAACTTTGAGAATGTAGTGGCGGACAAACCTCAAGTTGAAGCTCCAAAGGTTGAAGCTAAACCCTTAACAGAAGCTCAAAAACTAGTACCTCAAATTACTAGATTTGGCACCGCAGAAGGAAGTGGTATGAACGCAGGAAGCAAGGGAGGAGATAATGGTGTTGTTGAATGGGATGGCGAGAGCTTCAAGGTTCAAAATTCAGGAATTACATATCGTCCAGGACAACCTTTGTATGATGCTGCTGTTAAACATTTAAAATTTGGTGACAGACAAATTTTCGGATGGCGCGGAGGAGTATACGGATACCTTGACGGCGTGATTCAACGACTAGAGGGTAGAACCTTATCAAAAGCTGGATACAATAATCTAGTTGCCTATGCGAAGAAGAAATACTCGAAATTCGCCAAAGGTACCACAGGCACCAAGCGTGACGAATGGGCAATCACCGATGAACCTCAGTTCGGAGACGAGCTTGTTCTCGTTCCTGGCAAGGATGGAAATCTTTCCTTTATGCGTAAGGGTACAGGCGTTGTTCCCGCAGACCTCACAGCCAACCTTATGGAATGGGGTAAGTTTGATCCTAGTTCTATGAACCTTGGCAGTGGCGTAAATGTCAATATGATTAACAATGCAGTCAACAAGCCCGAATTCAATCTCAGTGTAGATAACTTCTTGAGATGCGATAATGTATCTCAAGACAGCCTGCCTGAACTGAAACAATTTGTAAAAGAACAAATGAACTCTCTGGTTAAACAGATGAATTATAGTCTGAAGAAATCAGGAGCTAGATAACCAATAAGGTGGGGAGAAATCCCCACCTTTAATAATAGGAGAATGTATAGATGAATAAAAATATTGAAGTAGTTAAGGAGGGAACCTTATGGTAAATCCTCATAAAATAAAGTACAACAACACCCTTAGCACCGCATTGGTCACAGACTTGCTTGTTTGCGTAGCCTTTGAGGGTGATAACGGTGAAGTTAATTCTTATCTAAACCGAGAAGCTGTGGCTAGCGAAACCTATGATGGCCGCTACAGAAGAGTCCATAGCTATAAATATAACGAATTTTTCTCGCCTAAGTTTACATTTATTAAGAAAAATTTCGGCGACTTTGAAATGAGAGAAGTGCGTGAAGTGCTCAAGTGGTTGACCTCAACATCTCAACCTACACTTCTTGAAGCATATTACGAACACCAAGATTATAATAATACAGTTGATTGGGCCGCTATTGGAGGCTGGACTGAGATTAGCACCTATAAGCTTGGCAACAATAGAACAATCGGCATAACTGCCACTTTTGAATCTTGTATGCCATATGCTTTGTCTACTTTGTATACTAAAACTAAAACTGTTACCAATCTTGCAGACAATAAGATTGTTATTCCCGTAGATACAGATGAATCTCAGGTGCCGATTTACCCTCGCGTTAAAATCAGACATCACGGTCTTATGATAGAGACGCTTCCTGGTGCACAATATAATGTTTTATCTGATATGGTTCCTAATACTGCATATTACGATAGAAGTATTGGAAAGTACTACTGGAAGTCTGAAGAAAAAACGAGTAGCATTGAAAAACCTACATACAATTGGGAAATAATTCTTGTTGAAAATGCGGATGCTGTTCAGTGGGAAAAGAACAAAATATATTATGACCAAAGGATGTATTATTGGGTTGATCCATATTATTTTCATGCGAAAGATAGTTATAATTTAACAACGACTAGTGTCAGAATTAGAAATAAAAACACTGATTTCCTTACCCAAAATAGCGAGTATACTTCTACTACTGTTGTTAAGAACAATAACTCCTCAGAAGAGATTGTCATTGATGGGGCTAATAAAATCATTTTTAGCAATAGTGTTAATCGTATCTTTGGGGATGATTTTAATTTAGAGTGGTTGGAATTGCGTGACGGTGAAAATGAAATTACCGTTGAGGGCAATTGCGATATAGAAATTTCGTGGAGAGAGCCGCGCAAGATTGGTGAATGGTAAGGTGGTGGCGTTATGAAGTTATCAATTCCACGAGACCAATTTTTAAACCCCAACCCTCCTCGTGTATTCTTATGCAATACCTCAAAAAAAGTGCTGGGTGAATTGCCTGCCACTTCCGTTAATTTAAATGCGAAATGGCGTTCATATAGTGAGCTATCTTTTGAGATACAGAGAACTTATGTAGATTTAATTGAGGGAGGCTCGAAAATCCATCCCTTGTATGATAAAGCAGAGGCTCCTAGAAATTGTCTTCTTGAGGGGTATGGATACTTTTCGATTCAAGATGTTGATGATAAAAGCGGAGATAACGATTTTAAATCTATAACTGCATTCTCGCTTGAGTATGCAACCTCTAATAAATATCTGACCAATTGGCATATTAATACAGGAGAAATTGATAGTAAAGAAGTTTTATACAACGAAAAACTTCACGGCATCGACTACAATACTGATGCAGATTCGTTTTACAAACTTGCATCAGGAGAATTCGACCCGTTTGAAAGCTATTACAAAAAGACACAAACGGAAGATTCGTATACCTGGGAGCAGGTGGCTATTGCCGATTCCGAGGAATATGCAAAGTATATTAATAGCACTTCTGGTAACGAATACGAAAAGCTTTATATGAAGAACTTCCCCAATGTTCAATTTTACAATAGAAATAGGCCCGAACTTTCTCTTTTGCATTTAGTGTTTGAGCACATTCCTGGTTGGGAAATAGGCAATGTAGACCAATCGCTTTGGCGCAAAGAACGAAAGTTTAGTGAGGATAGGGTTTCTGTTTATGACTTCCTTAATACGACCGTTGCCGAAACATTTAAGTGTATGTTTATATGGGACTCCTTAAGCGGCCTTGTTCATGTCTACGAGGAAGTTGAAGATGATGAAATTGAAAACGAAGCGTCAACCCGTTGGGAGACTGACGTTTTTATATCAAAAGATAATCTTGCTTCGGAATGTTCTGTGCAATACTCTTCCGACGATATAAAAACTAAGCTTGTAGTCACAGGTTCCGATAACCTCGATATCCGAGAGGTCAACCTGGGTAGAAACGAGATTATGGACTTAAGCTTCTATCACACAGAAGAGTGGATGGAGCCCGATCTATTTGACGCTTATTCCAATTATCTGGCTGCCGTCAAGGAAGCAGACACAGGAAAAGATGAGTTTGGTAATAAAAGTTCTATATATCCTACGTCTTATTCTGAGGCTATGCAAGGCTGGGTAACTGCCAATAATCGTTATAACGATATAACGCATCACATTCCAGCACATGGCAATGTGGTTTTAATTGGAGATCCTTTCAAAAAATTGTATTGTTCATTTACTCCTGTCGACACCGCATATACAAATGTGACAATTTCAAGCTCTACAAAGTGGGTCGACAGTATCTATTCTGATGCACAATTTACCAAGGAGATAACTGGTGTAAATAACGGAACAGAATATTATGTCCAAGGATTTAGACTAAAGTATATTGCGGGAGACGGAAGGTTTCAAGCTGTTGAAAATATGTCCGCCAGCGCTAATACAGCATTAGTTAAAAAGCTTAATTTATATCATGTTGACGATGATACGGAGGCAAATAAGTCCGACAATATTTTATTAAAACTTAAAAATTCGGCATCGGACGTTGTTACTATTCGAATTTATGATAAGAAACAAATTGCATCCTCATATGATCCCGATGTAAATTATTATCTTAAAAATGACAAGGGTGTATATGCAAAGACTGTAATTGGAGATCAGGTGCAGTTTAATGATCGAAAGGCGGAATACGGAGATAAGTTATACACCAATGATTATCGCATTCAATCTATTGTTATACGAGCTTCTCATGGTGCACCTGAAGCGGCAGATACATACACCCTAACCGAGTGGACCAGCGGTAGTTTGACTGCTCAAAAGATGGGACTACAAGATTACAAAATTACTTACATTGGAACAATGGGCGCGTATTTTGTTTTAGCTACCGATGAAAAGAGAGTTGAAAATCTGCAGGATTACGGTGTTAATTTGCTCAAAGAGAGACATGAAACATATACGACCATTTTTCAAACTCAGACCGAAGCAATGTTCTCTCAGGAAAAATATCAATGTATTGCACAAGATGAAGAGCCTGAAGGAGATTATGTTGATGGAACAAGATGGTTAGACACTAATAGCAACCCTGTTGTACTTAATGCATACAATGGAACAACCAACAAATGGGATAAAATTGAAGCTTCGTTGTCTGAGAATGACCAGAAGAATTATGAAAACTACCAACGGTACATTGATAATTATGAGAAGTTAAGATCTGTGCAATCTGTTTTGTCCAAAAAGGAACGTGAGTCTATTTACTGTTTAAATGGTTATGCGATATCTGATGAAATAATTGATATTAAAAATTATATTATGGATAGCGATGGTGAACTACGATATAACGGTAAAACGCTAGAGGGTCGTTTGATGGACATAGCTAAAAAGCACTTTAGTGGTTATGGTTGTGCAAGAGTCGATATGGAGCAAAGGCTACCTCTGTACAAGTTCAGCACTGGTTTTGACACGAGTCATACGTTTGCTGTTTATCTTAGGGGTAAGACTCCTTATGTGGCATATGCAAATTCTCAGGGTGTATATCAAATGATTATGGAATATATCCGAGACAAGACCGAAATGAGCAACTTTTTCACCAAAGACCAATGGATTCGTTTGTCTCCGTTTATTAAAGAAGACGAGTACAATGACTCTAATTTCTTACTTACTGGATATGAGTCCGAAGAAGAAAGAATAAAAATATGCGAAGAGCTTATGGAGTCTGCGGCAAAAGAATTGAAAACACTCTGTCAGCCTAGCCTATCTTTCTCTATGACTATGGCGAATATTTTGGCTTTGCCTGAATTTGAACCTTTATTCAATCAATTCCAACTCGGCAACTTTATTAAGGTTGGCATTAGAGATGGATATGTTAAAAGATCAAGATTACTTGAAGTTAATATGAGCTTTGATGATTTGACTGATTTTTCTTGCACTTTCGGAAATTTAGTAACAACAAAATCAGAGATCGACAAACACGCAGAACTTCTTGCTCAGGCGGTTTCTGCAGGTAAACAGGTTGCGACGGCGGCAGGCGAATGGCAGAGGGCTGTTGACAAAGTAAACAAGCTCGAAGAAGATATTTCCAATGGTCTTCGTGATGCTGCTCTAGCTGTTGGTAAGGCAAGCGGTCAGGCTATTTCTTGGGATTCTACTGGTATGCATTTTAGAAAATATAAAGACGGGTCTACTACGGAATTCGAACCAGAAGAAATGGCAATCATCAATAATTCTCTCGTGGCAACGAATGACTCGTGGAGAACATCTAAAGCTGCGTTTGGTAAGTATTTTATCAATGGAGAAGAGCGCTGGGGCCCGATTGCGGAATATGTTACGGCTGACACCATTGAGGGTAAATTTATTAAAGGTGGAACTATTCAGATTGGTGATGAAACAAAAGAAGGCGGAAGCTTATTCATTGTTAATGAAGATGGAAGCGTCCAAATTAAATCTGGCGGCACTAATTATGTTAACGCTCTTAAACAAATTGACGATGCATATAGATATCAATTAATTTTAACATATGATAAATCTACTATTTTTTCCGATGCTAAAGACGCTTGTTTAGTTACATGTACTATTTATGATTATAATGAAAACGTGACGCAGGAATTTATAGAAAAGGGTGCAAAATTTTCATGGATTCGTTCTTCTTATGGAGGAGATGACTCTGAATGGAATGAAGCACACAAAGAAAATCAAACAAATACATTAACAATTACAACGGAAGATGTCATAAAAAATGCCACATTTTCTTGCAGTGTAACCATTGATGATGAATTATTAAAAACAGAAGAAACAGAAGAAGCAGTTTAAGGAAGGAGGATATTCTAATGGCATTAAAAACTTTTCACTCATCGACAATAACATTTTTAGATAGAACTGATGAGCGTATTTTGGAAACCTATATTCAATCTAATCATCCCACGGTACAAATTAAAAATGCAAACACAGGAGAATATACTCCCGACTGGAGTATTACACATCTAGTATTAGAAGCCGATGTGTTTGTAAACTCCACTGAAATTACAAACGACGCACAAACCATAATTAATTGGTATAAAAAAATTGATGGAATTGAAACGTTGATAGGAACGGGTCGTTCGATTACTATTTCTTCTAATGTATTAGAAGCCATTCCCGTTATTACCTATGTTTGCAGGGCAGAATATCAAAAATTAAAGGCTGTTGCTCAAACAACTTACACCCGTGCAGATACAGGGGTGGATGGTGCAGATGCTTCTGCGCCCATTATCCTTGCCCAATACTCTGCAGATGGAATTTCTGGTTGGACAACGAGCTTAAATACATCAACGCACAGATACATTCGTCTTTCGTATGACAGCGGAGCAACGTGGACAAACTCTATTAAAATTGTAGGCGAAGACGGAAAATCTGTATCACTAGAAGGTACCGCTTACTATAATGGTATTTTGCTCAAATCTCATATAGGTCAAGCTATAACTTTGTATCGAGATGAAACTTGGTTGGAAACTTCAAAGATAACTACTGCAAACAATGGCGATTCATACATTGTGCAAGGTTATCTTTGCGTTTATAACTCTACTATCGGAAGCTTTGTTTGTACGGCATTGATTCGTGGTGAAAAGGGCGCCGATGGTCAGTCTTCCTATTTATATATCCGTTATGCAACGAACTCGGATGGTACCGATATGTCGAGCAATCCTGCGGGAATGACATATATCGGGTCTGTTGTTACAAATAGCTCACAGGCTCCAACTATCCCCCAGGCTTATGCTTGGAGAAAATTTGTCGGAGAAGATGCAAAGAGCATTGTGCTATCTGGAAGTGCTCAGGTATTTAAAGTTAACACTGAGGGCGAGGTTTATCCTTCGACTATTTCTGTGACGGCTCAAGCAATTAATACTTCGGTTCGCTTCTGGACATATAGTGTAAATGGTGGTGTTAGTTTTACTAGTACGGTGCCTGCGGGCGTTACTGTGAATGGTACTATAATTACTGTTAACGGAAAGCTAATGGATAAAGAAACTCTTGTGTTCCGTGCAGACGATAATAATGGTCATAGTGATGTATTTACTGTATACAAGGCTTACGATGGTACAAACGGAACAGACGGCACCCCTGGCGAAACATCTTCTATTGCCTTTTTAACCAACGAGAATGTGTCATTTGCGGCAAACGCTAAGGGTGAGGCGTATGGTACTGTAATTTCTACAAATGTCGTTGCTTATGAAGGCACTAAAAAGGTGCGTCCCAAACTCGGTACTATTATTACGAGCAGTCTCCCTGCTGGTATGACAATCGCTGTGGATGAAGAAACTTCTGCGCTAACCGACAGCGAAGTTGTTTTGTTTATTACCATTGCAAATGGTTCAACTCTTGGCTTAAACTCAAGCACAAGTGGAACAATTACTATCCCCGTTACTAGTCCTATCAGTACTAACTTAAAGCTTAGTTGGAGTAAAATTAACACGGGAGCAACGGGTGCGGGCATTAATTCTGTAACCGTTGCTTATGGTGTGTCGAGCAGTTCTGCGGTACATCCTATATCTTGGCAGCCAACGCTTCCTGAGGTAGCCGAGGGTCAGTATTTATGGACCCGTACTGTTACAGACTATACAGATCCTGAGATTGTGGATACAGTAACTTATATTTATGCTAAACAAGGTAGTAAGGGCGACACTGGTGGAAGCGGCTCATCTGTCACAGTGTCTTCGATTCAATACCAAGCAGGAACATCGGCAACAATTGCTCCAACTGGTGCGTGGTCAAATGCTATTGTCGAGGCAGATGAGGGCGAATATCTTTGGACTAAGACGACATTCTCAGATGGTAAAATAGCATACGGTGTTGCGAAACAAGGCACAGATGGTGCAGTTGGTGTCCCTGGTGTCGATGCGGTTACTTTCCAAGTTTATTCAAGCGACGGTTATGCTTTGTCTGTTAATACACCTAGTGTCACGTTGCAAACTTTTGCTTATGTGGGAAATGTTGCAATTACGGCTGATGTGACATACCAATGGTATGCTTATAATAATGGCTGGACTGCAATATCTGGTGCTACTATGGGATATCTTGAAATTTCTCGTGAGGACGTATCATTTAGCAAAAGCTATATGTGTAAGATGACATTTGACGGTGTTGAGTATACGAGCGTAGCGACTATTGACGACAAGAATGATGAGAACAAAGTTTTCACAACTAAGCCATCTGCTTATACCGCAGGAGATCTTTGGATAGTAGGAGCTGATTATGCTCCGAGCGGAGTTGAGGTTGGTACGCTGCTGAGGGCAGAACATACGAATACTGCATATGCGGATGGTGATTGGATTACAGCTACTAAATATGATGATAAGATTAACCAGCTTAAGAGTAGTATTGATGCTTATGACCAATATTTTTCATTTGATTCCGCTGAAGGTTTAAAGATTAGTGCAAGAGATGCTAACGGAGTAGTTTCTAAGTTCTCCACATCTTTGACTAATGAAAGACTAGCTTTCAATTATAACAATCAAGCGATTGCTTATATTGATGGCACAAAAATGAACATTAAAGAGGCTGAAATAGAATCGCCTCTTACCATTACGGGTAAGTATTCAGGAAGTACAATGCTTCAAGCACCCGTAATAAATATCGGTAATTTTAGTATTATAGTCGAAAGCAATGGAAGCCTTTCGATAGTAGCAAATACATAAGAGAGGTGAAAAAGAATGGCAACTATTAATGGTACTTCGGTAGAAGGCATGACCCTTCAAGCCGATTATTCATATACACAAAATACATCTGCCAACACATCAACCGTAACTGTTATATTAAAGCTGATAGGGCACTATGCATTATATGCGTCTGCACTAAACGGTTCATATATTTCAGTTGGTGGCAGTAAGACAAACTATAGCAAATCAATTAGTTATGGCGGTGCATCAACCACAAGTACGGAGTTAACAAGAAAAACCGTTACCGTATCTCACAATAGCGATGGTACGGCTACTTGCAATATCTCAGGCACATTTGTTATGAACGGCACATATCGTAGCACATATGTTAGCACTATGTCTGTTAATCAGACGATTACTCTGCCTAAGATTGCAAGAGCTTCGGGTTTGAATCTGGGGTCGAGTATGAATACAGGCTCGGCATTATCGGGAACTATATCGCCCTCGTCTTCGTCGTTCAATCATAAGATAGAGCTTAAGATTGGATCTACTGTTAAGCATACTATTAGTTTGGCGGCAGGTACAAATTCATTTAGCTACACAATACCACATTCGTGGTTCCCGAGTAGTACAAGTGGCACAATTACGGTTGCGTTGCATACATATAACGGCACTTCTCTTGTGGCAAGCACGTCAAAGAATATTGTTGCAAATGTGCCTACGTCTGTGGTACCGTCTGTTAGTGCTTTTACGGCGGCAATAGCGGCAAATGGATTGAGTGGTTTATATGTGCAAAGTAAAACCACGGCCAAGCTAACGGCTACGGCCACAGCGGGAAGTGGAAGCTCTATTAAATCTTATACCTATACTGGTCCAAGCATATCTACCACAACAACAGCAAACAATGCTACAACTGGAGTAATTCAGTCTTCGGGCACATTGACATATACCGTTCAAGTACAAGACGCTCGTGGTAGAACGGCTAGTAGACAGGTCACAATATCAGTACAACCATATGCTCCTCCAACCATTGGTCCAGTTGCGGTGCAACGCTGCGATGCTAATGGCAATATTACTCAGAGTGGCACCTATGCAAGATACACGGTAAACTCGTCTTATTCATCTGTTGGTGGCAAGAATACTCGTACTGTAACCGTGGCATATAGTAGCAACAATGGTTCTACTTATTCTGCAGAAACAACACTTCAATCAGGAACAGATACTTCTTCCACAAAGACAGGAACATATGGAGGCGGTGCGTTTGCTCTTGCTAGCACATATGTAATTAGATTCACCATCAAAGATGCTTATGGTGCAACAAGCACAATTACAGCCCCTCTTATGTCTGCGGCTAGACCTATTAATGTTCGTTCTAATGGTAAGGGCGTTGCTATTGGAGGCATGTCTACTAAGGATGAATTTGAAATATTTATGAATGCTGATTTTAATAATAACGTTAATATTGATGGAAATGCAACAGTTGCAGGAACGCTTAATGGCGTGACTGTTGGGCAAGGAACATATGTAGTTGGCGGGGCTAAAACGGTAACAAGCGAAAACTGGGTAACCAGTTCTCCAAGTTTTATTGGGTCTTATAATAATACCGATGGAATTTGGTACAATACTATCAGTGTACGTCATAGAAATGGGCAAACAGATGGAACAGGTTATGGCATGCAAATTAGATCGAGACTAACTGCTAACGATTCATTATCGTGGAGGCAACAAAATAATAATGTGTGGACTGGTTGGCAGACGTTGCTTGATACTGAAAATGTCAAAGATTATGTTATTGAGGCTGGTGCCTCTAACGGATGGACGTGGAGAAAATGGAATGGTGGACGAATGGAACTTTATGGCACTGCAAGCCATAACCCAACGGCACTTAATGATGGAGTTAATACTATGACTGTAACTTTGCCAGTATCTTTTATAAATACAGGCTTTACTGTCTTACTTACACCTGCAAAATGTGGCTTACTTGTTTCTAGTTTCGGTGACTGTAATGGAAGTAATGCAATTACTCACACGGTTAATAGTTTTGCTTTATCATATAAATATAATCACGGCCAAGCATATACAGTTAATTTTAATGTAATGGTCATTGGCGGATGGAAATAAAAAGAACCCTCCAGAAGAACAAAAATATTTTTTATATTAAGGGAGGTGGAATCAAATGGGAGAACAAATTGAGGCGCTGAAATTTCTCGGAGTGCCAGTGATCGCTATTGCAATTGCACTTGGATTGCTTTTTGTGCTTAATATCATTGGAAGCATTTTGGACTTTAAGGGGAAAGTATGGCCCGAAATCATTAATTTCCGAGGATGGCGTAGAAGAAAGAAAGAAGAAAAAGCAAAGAAAGAGTCGTTATTGGAAGATGTCAAAACAACTCTTGATGAAATGAAAGTTCATTATAGCCCAGAAAAGATTGCAGAAAGAGATGCGTGGATGTGCTGGGTCAATAGCAGAGCAAAAGTTTATGATGCGGCTTTAGAGGATTTGCTGCTGATGCAAGATAGACTTAAGGAGAACAACGAAATAACCTTAAACTTATATATCAATACCAATAGGCATCGCATATTAGACTTTGCTAGAATGGTAGCCGATGACGATGTTCTTGTGTCGCAAGAAGAGTTTAATCGTATATATACAGTCAACGAAGAATATCATGAAATTCTTAAAAAATACAATCAACAAAATGGTGAGGTTGATAAGGCGATGAAACTCATTGACGAGGCATATAATTATAGACTCAAGCATCGTTCGTTTATCGAAGATATTAGAGGATTGTAATAAGGGAGTGTTATGTATGGATAAGAAAATGAAAATACAAACCTCAAAGAAGCTTGCAGTTTTTTCTTGTGTCTGTTTTGCCGTAGCCATTGTATTTAGCATAATTATATTTACTTACTGCGCTGTCACGGACAAGATGCCCGACATGACGGTATTGATCACTCTTGTTACGGTTACTGGTGCGGCGTTCGGTGTTACTATGGCAACATATAGCAATAAAAGTAGATATGAAAATGTAATAAAAGAACAGCGTGCAACTTTAAAAATGAAATATTTAATTTTAAAAGATGTTGGAGCTTTAGATGAGTATCGTTTACAAATGGAACTTGAGAATGAATTGTCCAAGATCGAGAGTGATGTAGAGACTGAAAAGTCTGCTGCTAATCAAGATGTATCATATAATGCATAAAGGAGAAATGAATTATGACTATTAGTGATTGGATTAATGTTATTATTAGTGTATTATCTGGCATAGCGGTTTGTGTTCCGCTTGTTATTAAGCTGGTGGAATATATTAAGAAAGCCGTACAAGAAAAGAACTGGGCAAGTCTTATGGCGCTGGTGCTTCGTTTGATGACTGAGGCAGAGAATCTCTATGAGACAGGTGCTGAAAGAAAAGAATATGTAATGAGCACAATTAAGGGCATGGAAGATGTTCTTAATTATGATATTAATGAGGAAGTTATTGGCTCTATGATAGATTCTATCGTTGCTGCTTCCAAGACTATCAATGCCAAGGTAGTAGAAACTAAGTAATACTCTTTAAGGGGATACAGATTATTTTCTGTATCCCCTTTTCTTTTGCGTTTCTAAATATTCTTTTATAACATATTGCAGAAAATTATTCACGCTTCTATTTTCCTTGAACGCCTGCATTTCGATTTGTAATTTTAATTCTTCTGGAACTCTAAAAGTTATTGCTTTTGTTCCCTCTTTCATTACCATCTTTATCACCTCAAAAATATTATAAATAAATTGCAAGGTGATGTCAAATTTTTGTTGACAAGGTGCAGTCACTATGATATTGTAAATCCAAGGAAGTGATTGCACTTATATGCAATCATACGAAAGGGGAGTGTATCAATGGCAATCAATCGAACTCATTTGATTTTAATGACAATTTTATCCAAGAACAATGCAATATCCGCTGGTACGGCTATTAGTACAGAAGAAATAAAACAATATTGTGCAGTAGGTAAGAGTAATACAACTTTGCACAGAGCTTTCTGCTTCTTGCGCTCAGAAGCCTACATAGAACAAGGTGTTAAGGATGGAAAGTTCTTTACATACTATATTACAAATCAAGGAATACAAAAATTAAAGGAGATGTTATAAATGAGAGAACAATTTGGAGTTTTAGCTTTAGGACAATGCGGAGGAAATATAGGAAAGGAATTTGAGGACTTGGGTTACACTACCGTTTATGTAAACACAAGCAAAGAGGATCTTGCAACAGTTAAGGGAACTCATAAAATTCATATACCTGGTGCGGATGGGGTTGCGAAGGATAGAAAAAGAGTGCTTCAACTAGCATCAGAACACATCGGAGATATTGTAGAAAAAATTACCACTCTTCTACCACAAAAATATATAATTTGCACGTTTAGCGCAAGCGGTGGAACGGGCTCTGGTTTGAGTGTGCCTTTAATGGCTTATTTAGCCCAAATAGGACGCGTTTGTATCCCAGCCATAGTTTTACCCAATGATGCGATGGAAAGCGCCAAGGCGTGCGAAAATGCATATAATGCGTGCGTGGAAGTTATGGGTATTAAAAATTTAGGAGCAACCTTCTTGCTTGATAATTCTAAATATGATAAGTTTGCAATTAATAGTAAATTTGCAAGAGAGCTCGACGCGTTCATTTGTCTTAAGAATGTTAGTATGTATGGAAATATTGACAAGGCAGAGCGTAAACAAGTACTGTCTTGTCCAGGAATTTCTGTTATAGGTAAGTCGAGTAAAGCCAAGAGTACGGCTCCTGAGATTGTAGAAAGCTTGCACAGCGGAATTTATGCCGAAATTGCCTCAAAAACTGCATACTACTTAGCGATTTCTACATCAAACAGATCATTAGACACCAACTCTATATCCAAAACTTTTAATGGAATTTATGATGTTTTCTCTGGTGTTTCTGAGTCTACAACAATTGCAGTAGTTACTGGCCTCCAATGGCCACAACAAAGAATTTTAAAGTTTAAGAATAAATTAGAGGAAACTGTTAAGACTATGAATGATACTAACTTTGTTCAGGATTTTGCACCGCTTGAACCGCTTAAGGGATTGTCATTCACACCGACAACAGTTCAGCCTCAAGCGTCTAGTGCTAGAGACATTTTACTAAGCCTAATGAAATAATGAGGTCACCGAAAGGTGGCCTTATTTTTTGCGATTATAGTCAAAAGAAAAGCCCTATGCAGATGCATAGGACATTGTATTAATATAGTTTTCTAGATGTGTTGTTAATATCATTTTCAATCCATTTATTAATTTTCATTATATCTTCGAAAGTTATAGTTTCAATAATATCATTGTTATAACTCCACCATGTGGTGCTATTAGCAATAGTGTTATTTACGAAAGCATTAATAGCTTCTTTTTTAGAGCCGACTAAAACTCGATACCCCTTACGTAATCCTATATGCTCTATGATTTTCAATTCTTCAAATTTATGAATTTGATCATAGAATTTTCTCGTACCTATTGCAAATCCTTTTTCAACAGAAATATATTCGAATGCTCTACTTCCTATAAATTTATCTTTGTGTTCAAACATATAATCTATAAGGGCTTCGAATAGTCTGTTTTCTGTTCCTTTTTTATGAATTATTTGTCTAGAGCATGATTTATAAAGATCGCCCTTTAAGACAACATCAAGTCCCTGATCTTCATATACAACGATATGTTTTATAATTGTAGCTACTTGTTTTTTTGTTAATGTTTTAGTAGCAATGATATGGTCGAATATATTTCTTGCAGTTAGTAAATTGTCTTTAATATTTATTTCATCAATTGTATTATCCACTAAATCATTTAATTGTGTTTCAAGTGATTTAATTTCATTTAGTTTTTCTCTTTGCATCATATCATATGTATCATGAATCAGTTCCGCCATTGATGGATTTGCTATGGATTCTATCATTTTCTTTTCCATTATATATTTCAATGCAGCTTTCGCATCACTCAAGGACTTCTCTACACGAGTTATTGAACTTGTGTTGCTACCTCTTTTTTTATATTCTTCTCTTATGATGGCATCAAAATTGTCAATTGTTTTATCTAAATTTTCTCTGCAATGATCTAAAAATAAAATCAATGATTCTGTTATATTCTCTTCTAATATAGAATGACTTTTGCAGAATTTTATACCTTTCTTATTGTAGGTATTACAAATAAATCTTGTTTTCCCGCTACTGGTAGTTGGTGTTAATTTTTTGCCGCAGTCTGCGCATATTAACATACCTGAATATGGACTATTTCTATCAACTTTCTTTCCACGATAAGCATTAATAGACCTATCCGCCATTATTTCTTGAACAATATTAAATGTTGTTTTGTCAATTATTGGTTCATGTGCATTTTTGAAGACTAAATGCTCTTCTTTATCTAATTTAACTTTCTTTCCCCTAATAGATCTGCGCCTAGTTTTGCCCAAAGTAAGCGTGCCTATGTAAAATGTATTTTTTAATATATTTTGTATTGTATTATCATGCCATATATTACTAACTTTGCCACGATAAGGTTTTCCCATACTTTCGAGTCTTTGTTTGGTTAGCACGCTATATGTTGGGATTCCTTCTTCTGTCAATGCTAATGCAATCCTTCTTGTTCCCATTCCGTTTATATACATATCAAAAATTCTTCTAACATATATAGCCGCTACTTCATCAATATGATATTGTCCTTTTACTATAGGATCAATTACATATCCATATGGGACACATGAAATAAACTTGCCTTCTTTTTGCATAGCACGAATAGAGTCTTTAACTTTTCTGCTTATTTCTTTTAGATAACGTTCTCCTAGCCATGAGTTTATATTCAGCATGTCGCTAGAATTTTCATCATCGCTATCATAATTGTCTCCAATTGCAATTAATCTTTTGTCATCTTTTTGAAGATTTTCTACAAATGTTAGCATCTGGCCACTATTTCTTCCAAGTCTGCTTAAGTCTTTTACAATAATAGTATCAACTTTATCTGCATTTAGATCATCTTTTAATTCATTAAATGCTGGTCTCTTACTGAATGAGAAACCAGATTCTCCATCGTCTATATAAAATTTTTCAATTTTGATATTATTTTTTTCTGCATACTCAAGTATTATTCTTCTTTGGTTTGATATAGACGTACTCTCATCATTTCCGTCCTCTCGTGATAACCTTAAATATGCTACTACTACTTTTGCTTTTTTGCTCATTTCTATTACTCCTTTATCATTGTTACTTTATTTTATCATCATTGTAACATAAAAAAAGGAAAAGCACTATGGGTTTGTTGCAGTTTTTATAAAATCATATAAGGTTTCTTTGAAATCGTAATTCCCACTTATTAATATATTTAATTTATCATTATTATTTTTATATTGTTCTCTAATTTGTTTAATGTCCTCAGCAGTCGTTGTAGCTGGGACAGAAATCATTATTATTCCATCTTTCATTATTGTGCATCCTTTTGTGTATATAATTTATGTATATTGGTTATAATATAAATGACTTCACACGTCAGACATAAAAAAATAGCAAAGTGGTTAACTGATTCGCCATTTTGCTATTTTGTTTTATAAAAAATATTAAAGTTGCTCTTTATCTTTAATAAAATATCCAAAGTAAGTGTTATCTATTTTGGCATACCTAGTATACCCTTCCCATATGTCCGAGAAGCAATGTTCTGTCCTAAAAAACATACAGTACTTAGGTAAAATTGAGCCAGATTTAAGGATATGATCAACTGCTACATAGTTTGTTTCTGTTGGTGTTGTCTTGTGTATTAACCCTGCTGGTGAAAACTGATATGGGGAATATATTACGCTTGCAATAGTTGAACCCCATCTACCATCAAGCCACCTATTAACAACTACTGAGGCAACGGCCATTTGGCATTCAAGGTTTTCTGTGTTAGCCTCAAGATAAACTAATCTTGCTAACATTTCACGCTCTACTGAACTAATATTGTATTTATATGTAGGTTCTTTTTCTACCTCAACAATCTTTTCTTTTACTACCTCGACTTCCTTGATAACTTCGACTGTCTCTATTTTCGGCGGTTGAGCATCTATAAATAGGATTAATAAAATGACTACTCCTATTAAACTTGCTATAACTTTTAAATATGTTTGTTTATCGTATTCCATTAATAATCACTCCTATAAAAAAATAAGCGGCGAAAATTAATCCGCCGCTATTCAATTTTATTTCTTATCTTTTTCTAAATAACCGAAGTAGGTTCTGCCTATGACCTTGTATGGCTGATAGCCAGTCCACTTATGGTGGTAGTTGGCCCTAAAGTACAAAACATACTCGGGCAAAGTGCAACCATTCTTCAATACATAGTCAACGGCTTCGTATTGCGTTTCTGTTGGTGTTGTTGCTTTAATTTTGCTAGCTGGGCTAAATTGAGCTTTGGCATATATAACTTCCTTGATTGTATCGCCCCAATATCCATCCTGCCATCTATTGATAATAACCGAGACAATTGCCTTCTGACATTCTAGAGATTCGATGCCTCCCTCAAGATATACGAGGCGTGCAAGCATTTCGCGTTCTGCAGAGGTAACATTATAGGCATATGTAGATTCAATCTCTACAATTATCTCTTTTTCGACAACGACTTCTTTCTCAACAACAACTTCTTTTTCTACTTCGACTATTACTTCTTTTTCAATCTCGATCTCTTTAATGACCTCGACCTCTTTGGTTACTTCTACTGGCACAAGCTTAATTTTTTCGGGCTTGGCCACTATTACAATCAGTAGTATTAAAACAACTATAATTAATGCGACAATAGCTACATTCCGTTTCATTTATTACTCCTTTAAATAAGCGACGAACTATTGCCGCTTTATGAAATTTTAGTTTAGCTTTGTGTTGCTTTCAATCTCTGCGCTTGTTGTCTTTGTTGCAACTGCATCATACACATCAGAAAGATTAAATGCACTATCCAAGGTTATGGTTCCAGAGATACCATTATCGCCCTTAACGCCTCTAAGAGAATTTGCTACACAGGACATCGTAGTATAAACATCACCGATTCCCTTGGAGGTATATGTGTATCCCGTAGCATAATCTTTTGCAATGCCAATACTCTCCGCTTCTTTTACTGCGTCCATATTGGCACCAAGGAACATAAATTTCCATCCGTGACCATTGGTCTGATGTTTGATCATCTTCTCAATCTGGTTCTTGGTAAATTTACGGCTGGAGTTTTCTTCCCCATCCGTAGTGATTACAAAAAGTACCTCTTCTGGCTTCTCTGCGCCAAGTTCATCATGTCTATCCTGTACACGGTTGATAATTTCGCCAATAGCATCAAGCATTGCCGTCCCGCCGCCCGCAACATAGTCTGAATTTGTCATAGATTTGACCTCACGAAGATCTACGCCATCGTGGAGAATTCTCCATGAAGTATCGAATAAAACAGTAGTTAATGTGGCCTTCCCGTCAACAGCCTTTTGACTTTCAATAAATCCGTTAAAGCCGCCAATCGTGTCGCCTGCCAAATGACCCATCGATCCAGACTTATCAATTACAAAAATAATTTCTGTATTTTTCATTTTTATATTTCTCCTTTTAATTTGTTCCAGTAGATCCGAACCCACCAGAGCCTCGCTCCGTCTCATCTAACTTTTCAACTTCTTCAAACTCAAAAGAGTAGTATCTTTCAAGTGAAAGCTGAGCGATTCTTTCACCATCTTCAATGGTTTGTATTTCATTTGAATCGTTATGTAATGCCACCATATATTCACCCGTGTAGTCCTCGTCACAAATTCCAACACAATTTGCGGGTCTTAAACCTTTTTTGGTAGCAAGTCCACTTCTAGCATAAATCTTAAAACAATATCCCTCGGGCGGCTGAATAGATAAACCAGTAGGAATCAATCTAGTCTGCCCAGGAAGAATACTTGTTCCCTCGCATGCGTACAGATCATACCCTGCTGCCCTGTCACTACCCTGGGTGGGGATGCGAGCATTGTCTCTAAGTTTTACAAGTCTTACTTTCATATCTTACACCTCATTAAATACCCAGTTCCACAGCGTACTAGTACCATTGGGTGTCTTGAATGTGAAACTTCCGTAATCTTCGACATACTTGTTTCTCAGCTCCTCCAAATTCTCATATGCGTTGATTACTTCCTTGTAACGAGCATCCTTTTCGGCATTGAGTTTTTCAGCCTCGGCTTTCTTTCTTGCTTCGATCTCTTCTCCAAGAGCCTTATACTTTGCTTCAAGCTCTTCAATCGTAAGTTTCTTTTCCATAATTAATCATCCTTTCAATCATTTTGTGTTGTTAATCTTCCACTTTGATAATCTTGTATTTGCCGCAGTGACATTCTGTTTCTTCACCTCTTGCGAGAGCTTCTCTGAATGCGAGACAAACACATTTTGTGGAATCGTCCCATACAAGAGCACAAGGGCAATATCCTCGCGTCTCTTGTAACTGCCTATTCACTTCAGCAATCAGCGATTTGTCATCGCCAAGTACTATTTTATATTTAGCCATTATGATATCCTTTCTGCATATTGGTTGTCACTTGCCAATTTAATTCCCAAGATTGGATCGTAATGTGATTCTTGATTAGGAATGAATCTTCCAAACTTAATGACTATATTTTTAGCATTTAACAAATATTTATATATCTCTCGGTTTTGAATTTCTTCTTTTGTATATCCAGTGTATATTACAACGTCATCCTGCGTGGACACTCTAAGATAAGTAATTAATATTTGTAAGTCTTCCTCTGAGTCAAACGGCTCAAGCCCAGCCATAATTATTGCAGACGTAATTGGGTTGTTTATGTATCTGCAAACAATGGTCTTGACTCCAATTGTTCTGTCGGGTGCTTGTGCGAGTGCACCATTTTGACACACTCGCATTCCGCACTCTCTCTCACATTTCCAACTACAACGAGGAAATCCTATTACCATAGATGGCTTCTTGTAACTTGTAAAATCTTCGTCACGAAGTTCCTTTATAGTAATATTTATAGCCATCTTTAATCACCGATTACAGAAGTCTCACCGTACATAACCGCAGTATCATACCACTGTCTTGCAGAAAACTCCTTAAATCTTTCTTTGCTATAAGACTTGGAAGGTGTAAGGAAACCTACCACGCGCTGATATGTATCGCAAGCGTGCTCTCCGCATTCGGGGCAAATATCTGCATCTACAAAACCATGATGATTCTTACATACATTAATCTTTGTGTTATAACAGAAGTAAATAACACCCTGACTTGCAATGTAATTAAGCATCTCCCACGCCATATCGGTATTGGGGAAGTTATTGTCGATATTGATGTGTGCGATTGCTCCACCCGAACACTTGTTATCAAGAATTGCACTGGTTCTAATCTTCTCATTGATGGTACACTTCTCAGTAAGAGGAATCCACTGATTACTATAAATGAAGTTGTCGTGTACATCAAAAAGAATATTGTCCTTGGCACAAAGCTTTACTGCTGCCTGCTCAGCAGGGACGCTTTCAATGTTAAATGAATATTCATCAGTAAAGCTATCCTTGGTTTCATTAAGAACGTCAAATATCTTTCCAGCGAAGCTCATTCCCTTTTCAGTATAAAACTTATTGCCAAACTCATCGGTTTCAATATATCCGAATTTCTCCAGAGTTTCGTAAAGGCCAAGAATACCTACGGTACAGTACTGCTTGTCCATCTCAACACCACCATCGCAGTAGTTGGGAAGTAAACCCTTTTCGATATTTCTGCTAATAATATGTCTTACTCTATCAAGAGTTTTACAACAAAGAGTAGTCCTCTTCTTAAGAAGATTAAGATACTTCTTTTCAGATACTTCCTCGCCAAGTTCATAGAAGATGTGAACAAGGTTAATTGTGTTTACCTTAACAGAACCGATACTCAATGCCGTGCCGCCGATAGAGTTAATGAATCCTTTAAGCTTTGATGTATCGGAAAGAAGTCTACAACAGTTACTCAAGGTCGTAACATCTCCGCTTACAAAGAAATTAGAATCATTCCACTTGCAGTTGTGGTCAGAGCACCATCTTGCAAATTCTTCATCTACAAACTTTCCATCCTTGTAAAGAAGCGAGTATGTGAGAACGGGGAAAGTGAACATATTTTCCTGCCTAATCTTAGACACCACTTCCATAAAAATCTTCTGATGTTCAATAAACTCATCGACATAGTCGATTGCAAATGTTCCATCGGGGAATTCAAGACCGCCAAAGAGAGCTTCGTAATACTCTCTATCAAAGATCGAAACATTAACAAATGCAGACTGGTCAACTCTCATAAAAGGCTGATTAAGTCTATATATGAGTTTCTGAAAAGACTGTCTAATATAATAATCGGGGTTATTAATAATAAATCCACTCTCGCAGTCCTTTTTCCAGAAATAGTATGTCCAAACAAGGATATTAGGAATACCAACTGCACCAGAGGATCTGTTACTCATAAAACTAATAAACTCAATTACATCATCAATAAATGTAGTAAGATGCTTGGGAGGCTGAGAATTATAATTCTTCAAGAAGAATAAACCTTCTGTTGCCAGTCTACTAAGGTCATATGCATAACAATAGGGTACATATGTAGTTGAAGGAAAGTCGTGAAGATAAAATCCTCCTGTATACTCTGTTTCAAGCCATTCCTTTGCCGTCTTCAATCCATACTTCTTTTTAATCTCATAAAAGATTTTGTTGGCCGCAATAACCTTGTCAATTGATTTACCCTTTTCGGTTCTAAACGATGCAATATCCTTGCTAGATGCATTGGCATTGGCATCAATGGTAACATCTGCCACGTTCTTGTCTACAAAAGCATCAATAAAATCAGAGAAATTCATCTGAGAGCTATGAATGCCATTAAGGATTTCAAAATCTTCTCCATACTTTTCTCTTAAAGTTTCAAGTGCTCTTTCAAAGTCTTTATTAAATTTAAGTTCGATATCCATATTTTATTGCTCCTTAATCCAATCTGCTGCGTCTTTGAAGCCCATAACTACTCCATCAACTTCGAGCTTCGGGGCCTCCAAAAAGCCCTTAGCTTTCATTACTTCGATGTCATTGACTGTTTCATAGCTAATCTTCTTCTGATCGAGCTTCATTTTAAGCACCTTGCATTTAGGGCAACCGTGCTCATAAAGAATTACTTTTCCCATTCCTTATTCTTCCTTTCTATATCGTTAATAATATTTATCAATTCGCCCCAATGATGGATGCGATGAATATCAAATGAAAAATCTTTTGTTTCGCTTCGATTCCATAATTGATCAAAACAAACTCTTTCGGCAAATGTCTGTGTCAAGTTATCAAGATTATCTTCCACCAGAACATCTACATTCAGCAACTGCTTGTTGTAAATCCGAATGAGATTATCTTTAGGCACAAACGGAAAATGCTCTCTGAGGAGATGCTCCTTCCAGCCGAGATTCCTTGAATCGCTTGCCGTAGCAACATATACTTCGTGCCCTTGTTCGACGAGAGTTTTGACTGTTCTAACTGCTCCTTTATAAGGCTGAAGGTCTCGATAAACATCTTCATCGCAGTAAAGCTCAAGAAGAGTATCTGCTATGTTTTGCTCGAAACTCTCGTATAGGCTGTAGGTTGTGACCTGAGACATGCCAAGATCTGCATTATTACGTTTATTGTAAACCTCAAGCACCTTTTCTAGAGTAGGAAACAAAGTTTCATCAAAATCCAATACTATGCGAAGCATTATTTGTTTTCCTCCTGATGATTTTGCCACGCGCCCTCTATGTCGCATATCCAACGAAGCAGAGAGTAAGACTTCGGCAAGCTCAGATTTTTAATTGCATAGTCCCATTTTTCTTCTGCAACAAATTTTCTAAATTCCTGTCTCTCGGCAAAATCTCTTGTACGATACTTATATTTGTCATCTCCACGTCTAATAGCTCGTTCCTCGCGAATGTCATCTGGACAGGAGATATATACCACCGCAAATCTAATGTCGGGCAAGTCGAGAGCCAATAGTCTATCGAGAGCTTCTGGGTTGATAGTATACAAATCTGAGCTATAAAGCTGCTCTATCGTGGAATAATAATAATTATCTGCAAGCTTAGTGTCTATGGCAATCTCGCCATTTTCTTTTGCGCGAAAATATTCTGCCTCGTCTACAAAGATATGATCGATGTCAGATTCAGAGCGCTGAGCACGGGTAGTATATGACTGTAACGCAACTAGGTTTGTGCGTTCGCAAAGCTTTTTGATGAGAGAACTCTTGCCGCTATTGGTACGGCCAACCACGAGCACTACTACATGTTCTTTATTGTTCATCGACTCATTCCCCCTCTAACATAAACACAACTATAGGAGCCATATCTCCCGCATAAGGAATCACTCTTAGCGTATTATATTCAATCCAGTCAATGGCTTCTTCTTCGGTTATTCCGTCATCTTCCATCAATTCTAACACCATCTTATGATAATCATATACCGCTCTGCCATCAGTTGTAACGGCAATTATTGAGTTATCGAATGCGGGCCGATCAAACACAATGGCATCTTCATCGAGTTCCATTCTTATGATGCTATTAATGCTCATTAGACTCACCGCCTAAGCTTTTGTTGTATGTATTTATATTATTTATTTTCTCCTTCAACTCTCGCTTGGTTGGAGCAGCGCCACAACATCTCTCTCCTTCAGGACACCAAAGCAAGTGTCTGCATTGAGGCACCAATTCCTGTGCAAATTCAGGAGACACAGCATAAACTGCAGCTTTCATCTTCTTTGCAAGTTCTTGAGCAAATTCCTGTGCTCTTGTACAAAGTCTCTTGTGGCAAAAGTGAATAAGGGCTTCAGGGGTAAAACCAATAACAAATTCTGTGGTTGTTGCACGAGGTAATACAAAATTTGCATCCTCTGTTGCAGCTTCTTTTGGAACGCCATTTGCTTCGAGAATGCTTTTGATTTTCCTTCTCTTATCATTAATGATTCCCATAAGCTCATCATATTCCTGCTTCGCTTCGTCACATTCCATAATATCTTTGGGGGTTGCCCACTTAAATCCATCTTTATCAATATATCTGAAGGAAGCCATATTTTTTACAATCTGGTCGGGACTAACATCCTTGACAAGTTCGGAATAGTCGGCAAATGAATAATTGTCTTGGAATTCAAATGGAACAACCGTGCCAATTTCATGTCTTAATGACTGTTCCGAAGTTCCTCTGTCAAGCCCCGAAATACGAAACTTAATGTACTCACAACGGCTACCACTCATATGTCCGTCTGCAACGCAGCTTTTACCAACTCTCTCTGCATGTTTTTCAGGAGTGTCGTAACAGGTGCAGGCAAACACGCCGTGGTTTTTATAAAGATTTACAAGTACTTCTGGATTTATAATTTCAACATTCATTTTCAAACCTCCACTTTTGTCACGCCATATTTTTCTAAGACGCATTCCACGCAACAAAATACTTCGCCTTCATCATTGACATAATACTCGTCGCTTTCGTTCGTAATTCTTTCACCGCAATTCTCGCAGTATCCGTAGAATTTAACCTCATCCATTGTTGCCATCTCCTTCCTCTAAGAACTTTTCTTTCTCATATAGAATGCCATGTTTAGGAGTACTCATAATGATGTCCTGGGGAAGACGTCTCGGACCACGAGGGAACTCCTTGTAAGCTTCGTCCATTACGCTATCCCACTGAGGCTTGGTAAGTTCGCACATAACCTTGTCTCCATACACGGGACTACAATAAGGAAGGAATTGATGATCCGCATAATTAAAGTTATATCTGCGCTTGCGAATACGCTCAACCAATGCCTTCTTTCGGTCTTCGGTAAATGTAACTACTGGCAACCTGCCTGAAAAACAATCTGTCCATCCTACAACAGAACTCATATTTCATCTTCCTCCTGATCAAAATAATTTTTAATTAATGTA